GAACATTGCCGATTCTACGACAAGCGTATAGGTCAGAGTGTTACATTAAGTGGTCGGCAGATTGTTCGTCATATGATGAGTAACATCAATGAAACGGTTGAAGGTGTTTATTCACATGAAGGAAATGCAATTGTTTATGGTGACACAGACAGTTGTTACTTTACTGCATACCCTATTCTCAAATCGCAAATACAGAACGGTGAGCTTGAATGGAACAAAGAAACTTGCATTGGTCTATATGATAGTATTGCCGACCAAGCTAATGATTCATTTCCCGGATTCATGGAGAAGGCATTTCACACACCTCGCAAGAGTGGTGAGATTATCAAAGCTGGTCGAGAACTAATTGGTGATCGTGCTATCTTTATCGTTAAGAAAAGATATGCTATCAACATCTTTGACAAAGAAGGTAAGCGTAAGGACAAAGATGGCAGTGCAGGTGACATCAAAGCTATGGGTCTTGACTTGAAACGTGCTGACACACCTAAGTATATACAAGAATTCTTAATGAATGTGTTGCAAATGGTCCTTCAACAAGGTAAAGGTCGTGATGAAGTTATTGAAGCAATCAAAGACTTCAAGCGTATCTTGTCATCACAAGACAGTTGGACTAAGGGTTCACCTAAAGGTGTAAACAAACTTACATACTACGGTGACTTGGAAGCTAAAAGTAAAACTGGCAGAGCAAACATGCCCGGACACGTTAGAGCCGCACTTAATTACAATTATTTGCGTAGAGTTAATGGTGATAACTATAGCCAAAGCATTATTGACGGTATGAAGGTAGTTGTTTGTAAACTAAAATCTAATGCGTTAGGGTTTACAAGTATTGCTTATCCTGTTGATGAACTACGACTACCTAAATGGTTTACTGAATTACCGTTTGATGATGCTGAAATGGAAAAGACATTAGTTGATGAAAAGATTGATAATTTACTAGGTGTGTTGGGTTGGGATATTCGTTCTAACACAGACACAAAGAGTACATTTGATGATTTGTTCTCATTCGGGTGAATTGATGTTGCATTTCGCAATAAAATCCACTATAATACACACATAAACAACCTAAATACTTTAAAGGAAAAACATGAAAGATAATTTACAAGACTTGATTCAACATACACATGGCTTAGGCAATGTTGACTTAATCAAAATCACTGGCACTGACCAAGAAACTCAAGTTAACGCAGTAGCAGAAGATAAATCTGTTATTGTTAGTGGTTCATTTAAGAATCCAAATGCAGGTTTTATTGGTACGTTTGGTATGCCTAACTTAGGCAAATTAAAAACAATTTTAGGCTTTGATGACGTTTATGATTCAGATGCTAAAATTAATATTACATATGTAAAAAAAGATGGAGTTGATGTTCCATCAGCAATTCACTTTGAAACTAAGAACGGTGACTTTGTTAATGACTATAGATTGATGAGTAAAGCAATTGTTGAAGAAAAAGTCAAAACTGTTACCTTCAAGGGTACTACATGGAATGTTGAATTTGAACCTACAATTGCAGGCATTCAACGACTAAAGAAACAAGCAAGTGCTAACAGTGAAGAAGATCATTTTACATTGACTACAGTTAATGGTGACTTGAAAGCTAACTTTGGTGATCCATCAACTCACAGTGGTAACTTTGTGTTTCAAGCTGGTGTAGGTGGAACATTAAACAAAACTTGGAACTGGCCCGTTAAGGTATTCTTGGCAATCATGGATCTTCCCGGTGACAAGACAATTCGTGTAGCTGATGCTGGTGCAACTGAGATTACAGTTGACAGTGGTTTGGCAACATATCGTTACTTACTTCCAGCAAACGCAAAATGATTGACTACGTAGTTGGTGGTGAGTTTATGAACGTGACTAGTAGTAAGGGGGTAACTCCCTACTTTAGTCATACTTCTAATCCCATGCAAGGTGCTGTATCATACGAATCTGGCAGTGGGAACCTAAAAGTATTTGACGGTAATAGTTGGCAAACTATCGGTGGCAGTAGTGCTGTGATCAATCTTACAGCTAACGCTATTACTATCTTAAAGTGGGCTGAACAGAAAATGCTAGAAGAAGCCGAGCGCAACAAATTAGCAGAAACAAATCCCGCTATCAAAGACCTTGTTGAGCAAATTAAACAAAAAGAAGAACAAATTAATATGGTTCAAACTCTACTTAATAGCCCAGGCGATTATAAAATTAAAAATTCTATGGTACCATAATGGAACAAGTTAATCTATCAGCAAGTCACAATCCTGAGTGGGCATTGTTTTTACCTGCAGTCAGTAGTTTTTATATTGCTGGCTTGGGTAAGCAACGTGAGGGTGAAGTATACTTTGAACCTCAACGTATACCAGTTGCTTTCAATGGTGACGTAGAAAAACTAAACTTTTTAAATAGTAAAGAAGGCTTATACTATTACAAGTGGGGTTTGTATAGTGCTGGTCACGCTAATTTAGATACTACTAAAGATGATCCTAACGAAAGTATCATTCGCAAACGTGAAGCCGGTACATTCATGTTGGGTGACAGCGGTGGTTTTCAGATTTTAAAGGCTCAATGGCCAGCGGACTGGAAAGATCCCAACTGTCCACGTGCCATGGTAAAACGTAAAGCTGTATTGAACTGGATGGACACATACATGGACTATGGTATGTGTTTAGATATCCCATCACAATCTCTATCTACATTTCATATTAAAGATCCCAAGACTGGTAAAAGTGCTCACGGTATCAGTACAATTGAAGAAGCTATTAGTGCTACTCATATCAACAATGAATACTTTATTAAACATCGTAATGGTAATTGCAAGTTCTTAAATGTGTTGCAAGGTCGTAATCATACACAAAGTGATGACTGGTATGAAGAAATGAAGAAATATTGTGACCCAAACATCTATCCAGACAATCACTTTAATGGTTGGGCATTCGGTGGTCAGAACAAGATTGATGTACACTTGATGTTGCGTAGACTTGTTAATATCATACATGATGGATTACTAGTAGAAGGTAAGCATGATTTGATTCACTGTTTAGGTGTGAGTATCTTAGAGTATGCGGTACTCTTCACCGACATTCAGAAAGCTATTCGTAAGTATCACAACCCTAAACTACAGATTACATTTGACTGTGCAAGCCCATTCTTTAGTGCGGCTAAGGGTCTAGCATATTTTAACACAGCTATTGAACATAACAAGAAATGGTCTTATCAAATGGAAAAGACTGCTGAGAAAAAATCTTATGCTAGTGATACCCGTAAGTTTAGAGATGCGGTATTGGCTGAGGGTATTCATAAAGTATTTACTGATAGTCCAGTTACTGACCTGTTGACCTTAAAGGACCTTTGCTATCGTGGTCAAGGATTCTTAGGTCAACATAATAAAGAAACTAAAACTAGCTGGGATACATTAAGCTATACATTATTACAGAGCCATAATGTGTTTACACACATGAGTGCAGTACAAGAAGCCAATCGTAAGTATGAGCAAGGTATCATGCCTAAGATGGTTATGAATAAGTTTGATGATGAACACTTTGGTGAAATCGTTGATAAGATATTTGCACAAAATGATAGACAAAAGAGTCTAGATATGATAGAATCACATAGTAGCTTCTGGATGCAAATGAAGTCAGGCAGTCAGGGTTTCAGTGGTAAGAAAGCAATGAACGCTATGACAATGTTTGACCAATTGTTTGAAGTAAATAACAGTGAATCGGAAGTTGATGAAGTCATTGAGGATAGTGATGACGCAATGTCCGAAATCTTAGGAGAATAACATGCAAGAACAAATAGAACAAACACTGACTGAAAAGCGTCGGCGTATTATAGATAAAGCAATTCGTACAATATTTGTGCGTTTTCAAAAAGAAGGTATTCATAAATACTCGGCGGCAGCAACAGACCCCAACTTAGCAACAGGTGATGAATATGATGTTAGCTTTCTAGCAACTCCGCATAGACACATCTTTCATTTTGAAGTGTCTATTGAAGTATTTCACAACGACAGAGATATTGAGTTTATTCAATTCAAGCGATGGTTAGAGAATCAATATTCTCAAAACATTCTTCAATTGGATTACAAAAGTTGTGAAATGATTAGTGATGACCTCTATGAAGTTATTGCAACTCGATATCCAGATCGTAATATTGTTATTCAAGTATCGGAAGATAATGAAAACGGTGCTACGATTGTTTACAACTTAACCACTCCCCTTCACAACATCGCTATTTAAAGGAATTATTAAAATGGCAAAATCACAATTTCAAACTAATCCACGTGTTACACAAATCTTTGAGGACCTTGAAGGGTATCTCATGTTCTGTCAAGATTACGGATACAAGTTTGATGAAGCAACACTATATGATATGCGTAGTTTTCCCTATCGTCAATTAACAAAAGTGTTAGCAAACAAGCCTGCAAAAGATCAGTGGGCAGAAGATATGCGGCCATGAAAGTAGTGTTAGTCACTGGGGGCTTTGACCCCCTGCACAGTGGGCACATTGAATACTTCAAGGCTGCTAAGAAGTTAGGATTCTTACTTATAGTAGGAATCAACAGTGACGCATGGTTGACCCGTAAAAAAGGTCAACCTTTTATGCCTATTACTGAACGAAAAGCAATCATTGAAAATCTATATCAAGTTCATAATGTAATTGAGTTTGATGATAGTGATGACACAGCTATTGATGCCATTAAGCAAGTAAAGAAATTACACCCAAAATCAAATATTATATTTGCTAATGGTGGCGACAGAACTAAAGACAACATTCCCGAAATGATATTTGATGATGTAGAATTTGTGTTCGGTGTCGGTGGCAACAACAAAATGAATTCAAGTAGTTGGATTCTACGTGAATGGAAAAACCCTAAAACAGAGCGTCAATGGGGATATTATCGTATACTACATGATATACCGGGATGTAAAGTAAAAGAACTAACTGTTAATCCTGGACAAAGTTTAAGTATGCAACGACATTTCAAACGACATGAATTCTGGCATGTTACTGAGGGTAATTGTATACTAGAACAGAAACTATCCGGCGGTTATGCATTACCTCCAATAGATTTAAAAACATATAGTCAGGTACAAATTCCACAAGGTGATTGGCATAGACTAAGTAATCCATACACTGTGCCGTGCAGAATTGTAGAGATTCAATATGGTATATTATGTGACGAAGATGATATAGAAAGACAAGATGCGTAAATTATATTACATGGGTCTCGAACCTTACAAAGCACGATACACACTACAGTTACAAGACTGGAATGAAAGTGTATTCAAACGTAGAGGCATTAACTATGTTATTGTACCCGGCGAAACATTAGGTAACGATCAAGCTATCGTTACAGGTCAAGTACTAGACGCACATGGTCGTACATACTACGGTATGAGTCAACTGATGAATCTAGTTAAGATGATGAAAGCCGGGCACGTTGGTGCAGGTGATGTAGTTTACTTTGAAGATATGTTTCAACCGGGTATTGAATCATTACCTTACATTATGAAACAGATTCCTATCACAAGTCGTCCTAAGATTTATGTTCGCTGTCTTGCACAAAGTATTGACCCAGATGACTTTGTTCATGTTTGGGGTATGAGTGAATTTATGGGTCACTATGAGAAGATGGTTGATAGTTTTGTTGATGGTGTACTCGCTACTAACGAAGAAATGGTCATGCACATGAAGATCGCAGGATGGAAAGCAACACTATATAACATCAGTGGATTAGCATTCGGTAAGAGTGAGGTGCAAAGTAGGGTAGAATCTATCAAACCATTCAGTGATAGAAAACATCGTGTCGTATTCTCAGCACGTTGGGATCAAGAGAAGCAACCTGACTTCTATATGGACCTTATTGAAACATGGAATGAACGTCATCCTAAGAGTGGCGTAGAGTTTGCTATTTGTTCAGGTGGTAAACTAAAGTCAAACAATGACAGCTATATGCAACGCACACGTGATATGCAGTCACGCGGCGTGTTAAAAGTTTATGAGGATTTAGAAAAGAATGCTTACTATGATATCGTCAATGACAGTCGTATTGTTTTTAATTGTGCTTTGCAAGATTGGGTTTCAAATACCGTATCAGAAGCAGATTCCCTTGGATGTAATGTGTTATATCCTGCTTATAGGTCTTTCCCCGAGACTTTTGCAAATGACCATTCTAGACTTTACATTCCCTGGTCTATAGAAGATGCACTAGACAAACTAGAAAAATTATTAAAGAAACCCCACGAAAAGATGGGAGCAATCAGTGATTATAACAATGGTACTATTGATCGTATCATTGATATATTAGAAGGTGGTGGAGACAAATACTTACGTATGTCATCAGACTATCGTAAATACACTAGAGAAAGTAAATACTAAAAGGAGAATATTATGTTTGAATCAACTTACACAGAAAACAGTTTTATAAACTATCGTTCAGCAGAGGAAATCAATAGTGCAATGGGTAGGGTGTACGGACACATGAGTCTTGCTATCATTGTATCAATGATTGTCAGTTACTTTGTGGGTTCTAGCCCAGAGTTGTTGGCATTCTTTTTTACAGGCGTAATGAAATGGATTGTAATCTTTGCACCACTAGCAGCTATTTTTGGTGTTTCCTATGTGCTGGGCAACAATCCTAGTAAAAGTGTAGCACAGTTGTGTCTACATGGCTTTGCAGCATTGATGGGTTTAAGTTTTGCTACAATCTTTGCTGTGTTTACTATGGGTAGTATTGTGAGTGCATTTATGGGAGCAGCAATATTGTTTGGTGTTATGAGTGGTTATGGCTACTTTACCAAACGTAGTCTGGACAGCATGGGCAAATTTATGTTTGTTGGATTAATTGCTATTGTTATTGCTAGTATCGTTAATATTTTTATTGGCAGTACTGTAATGCAAATGGTTATCAGCGCATTGGCTATTATTATCTTTCTTGGACTAACAGCGTATGATACACAAAAGATCCGTGAAGAAGTCAGTGTAGATACTAGTGATGTTGTAGAAATACGCGGAGCATTAACTCTTTATATGGACTTTATCAACTTGTTTTTAAACTTGTTAAATCTGTTTGGGGATAGAAAATAAGCATGGCAACTCGTAAAAAGAAAATAGATGTTATCATGTCTGCTGACATTGCAGAAATGATTGAACCCAAAGTAGTTAAAGGTAATCATTTGACCGTAACTACTTTCTTTGACGGCAGAACTATGCTACAATGGGATGACGAAGCATTATTAAAAGAAGTGCAAGAAGCACTCAAGTCAGTAGAAACAAAAACAAAACGCAAATCAATAAAGGAAAAATTATGAGCGCACATCAAGATATAGAAACACAATTGGCAGCATACCAAGCTGAATCAGCAAAGTTTGAAGCAGGTAACTCAGCAGCAGGCACTCGTGCCCGTAAAGCATTGGGTGAACTAGCTAAAGCAGTTAAAGCGCGCCGTAATGAGATTACTGAGACTAAGAACGCACGTGCCGCAGAAAAAGCGGCTGCTAAATAATTATGGATCAAAGAATTAAGGATATCTTACCTGAAATTACATACGGGTATGAAGGTTATGAAGTATTGGGTGACAACATCACTTATATATTTGATGTACCTGACTCATTATATGAGTTAACATACGAACTAGACGATTTTGTAATTGATTCGGACATTGAAGTTAACTACAGAAGTAAGTTACGTTACTGTTACAAAACTGAAAAAGTTCACATCATGTCTGGATGTAATTCAACCGGTACTCCTAGAGGTCTAGTGGTTAATGTTGACCAAGCTAATGCTATCAAGTTGGAAAAACAACTAATAATTTTTGCTTTGTTGAAAGATACAAAATGGTCAGTTACTAAAATTGACAACATACAAAATAACTTAGATGCCAACATTAAGCAGGAACAATTTTTTAATTCTTTGTTCACAATTGCATAAATAAACATGTAAGCTACAAAACGGTAGCTTACATTTCAAAAACAAAACCATCACAAAGGAAGGTTATCTATGAGTTATAATAAGACAAAATATAGGCATAAATACTCTATAGGAGTAAGTTATGCACCAACCATTTACATATTTAATAAAACATAAGCTATCAGGAAAAGTGTACTACGGAGTACGATATGCTAAAAAATGTTCCCCAAAAGACCTATGGAAAACATACTTTACTTCCTCAGAGGATATTCGTATGTTGATAGAAAGCGATGGTAAGGATGCCTTTGAGTTTCAAATAAGAAAAATCTTCAATGATGCTAAAAAGGCGATTGAGTGGGAAAAAAGAGTCCTAAAAAGAATGAAGGTAATCAAAAGAGAAGATTTTATCAATAGAAATATTCCCGGATCATCAATGTTTTCTCATAGCGAAGAAACTAAGAAAAAGATGAGAAAACCCAAACCAATTGGATTCAGTGAAAAATTAAAAGGTAATAAACATGCCTCTAATACTAAAGGTATATCAAAAACAAAAGAACATGCTGAAAACATTTCTAAAGGAAAAAAAGGTAAAGCACCATTTAAGGGTGAGGATCATCCTAGATATGGTACAAAAAAATCTAATGATGAACTTCTTAAATTATCACTTTCCATGAAGAAAAAGAAATGGATGAACAATGGGGTTAACTGTGCATTTGTTGAACCCACTGAAATTGACATTTACTTAGCGAGGGGATATACTATGGGAAGAGGATCTCTAAAATTTACAAAGGAAATATAAATTGTCGTATAATAAAACTAAAACGGATCCAGAGTTGGGTCAAAAAGTACATGAACATTTAGTTAAGGTGGGTGTTGAAACGCCCACAAAACCTAATAATTTAGACCGTAAAGAAAAGATTGATATAATTGAAGGTCATTTTCAAAAGATTATGGAAACCTTAGGTCTAGACCTAAGTGACGATAGTTTAGAGGAAACTCCCAAACGCTGGGCAAAGATGGCCGTCAATGAAATATTTTGGGGTCTTGACTACGAAGCATTTCCTAAATGTACAACAGTTGACAACAAGATGCAATACAACGAAATGGTTGTAGAGCGTAATGTTAATGTTCAATCTAACTGCGAACATCATTTTGTAGTCATCGATGGATTGGCTACTGTAGCTTATGTCCCTAAACAAAAAGTTTTAGGGCTTAGTAAGATTAATCGTATCGTAGAATATTTCAGTAAACGTCCTCAAATACAGGAACGCTTAACAGAGCAAATATTTCACACCTTACAGTTCATCCTTGATACGGAAGATGTTGCAGTTATGATTGATGCACAACACTATTGCGTGAAATCACGTGGTGTAGAAGATACTGGATCTAGCACTGTTACTTGTCGTTTAGGTGGTGGATTCAAATCAGATCCAGCAGCACGAAGTGAGTTCTTGCAAATTGCAAACAAAGGTTGCAAGTGATATTTAATAGAATCAAAGAATTAAAAGCACAAGGTTTACGAATTGGCATAACCTTCAGCCAATTTGATTTACTACATGCAGGACATATAGCAATGCTTAGTGAAGCCAAGAATCATTGTGATTATCTTATTTGTGGATTACAAAACAATGCTAGTTGGGATCGTCCTGAAAAGAATGAACCCATTCAAAGTATTGTTGAACGACAGATTACATTAAGTGCCTGTAGCTTTGTAGATGAAATTGTTGTTTACAACACTGAAAAAGACCTTGAAGATATCTTGTTAACATTACCAGTTGATGTTCGTATCTTGGGGGTAGAATATATGGAGAAAGACTTTACTGGTCGTGCTATCTGTGAAAAGCGCAATATAGAGTTAGTCTTTAACGGACGAGACCATTCGTTCAGTAGTTCAAGTCTACGCAAACGTGTAGCAGAAGCGGAGAAAATTAAAAATGCCTAAAAGAATATTAGTAATGGGCCTGCCAGGAGCAGGAAAAACATATCTAGCACAACATATTGTTGACCATCTGCAAGCAGATAAGAAACGTGTAGGTTGGTTGAATGCTGATGATGTTAGAAAGAAATACAACGATTGGGATTTTAGCACAGAAGGTCGTGTTCGTCAAAGTCTGCGTATGCGTGAACTAGCAGATGCAATGACAGATGTAGATTATGTTATATGTGACTTTGTTGCACCACTAGTTGAAATGCGTAACAACTTTAAAGCAGACTGGACTGTATGGGTAGATACGATTGACAAAGGCCGCTACGAAGACACTAACAAAGCTTTTATACCTCCTGAAGTGTATGACTTTAGAATCACAGAACAAAAGTGTGAGAAGTGGGGAGAGTTTGTTGCCGCACATATACTAGACAATCGGTTACGCCCTGTATTTGATTGGCAAAAGCCTACTGTACAAATGTTAGGTCGTTGGCAACCGTGGCACGAAGGACATCGTAAGTTGTTTGAACGTGCTATTGCTAAAACTGGGCAAGTAGTGATTCAGATTAGAGACTGTCAGGGTTGGAATGGAACTAATCCATTTGCCATTGAACAAGTAAAGAACTTTATCAAACGTGACTTGGATATGCTATATCAAGGTCAATATGAAATTCAAGTAGTTCCAAATATCACTAACATTACGTATGGGCGTGATGTGGGTTATACTATTGAACAAGAAACTTTTGATGATGCTACACATAGTATTAGCGCAACTAAGATTCGCAAATCTTTAGGATTTGGTAAATAAAGATAGCGGTCTTGGCATCGTCCCGCTTTACAAACTCCGCCGCCTATGCTATAATTAACATAGGAGAATTAGATGGCAAAATATTATTCAACAAAACACTATGGGCACAACATAGGTCTCAGTGCTGTGTTCAGACAACCAAATGCAGATCATAGTCACTGTCACTTGCTACATGGATACAGTCTAGGGTTCACATTCACATTTGGATGTGATAGTTTAGATAACAAAAACTGGGCAGTAGACTTTGGCGGACTTAAACCGCTTAAAGCATGGCTGGAAGATCACTTTGATCACAAACTGGCACTAGATAAAAATGATCCATACTTGACTAAATTTCGAGAACTCGAAGCGTTGAATCTAGCTGAGATTAGATTATTTGACGGTGTGGGTGCAGAGAAGTTTGCCGAACATGCATTTAACTTTGCTAACCAATTGATTCGAGATAAAACTAACAATCGTTGTTACTGTGTTCGAGTAGAGTGTGCAGAACATGGTGCCAATAGTGCCACTTATGAGGGATAATCGTGAATAGTTTAGAAAAAATCTGGGCAAGAGCGACTGGTCATTTAATGGGCAACACAGATGATGATCGCCCTGATGTTCCTATTCTTACATTGGGTGAAGCAAGGATTGCATTGTTCCTAAAAACTTTCTGGGTGGTGTTACATGTGATAACATGTTGTTTCATCATAGCAAACACAATCAGACATTGGTAATATGGCACAACTAAAAATTTCAGAATTATTTTATAGTATTCAGGGTGAAGGTAGATACATGGGCGTACCAAGTATTTTCCTAAGAACTTTTGGATGTAATTTCACATGCGGTGGCTTTGGTATGCCTAAGGGAGAATCAAGTAGTGAGAGAGATACTATTGCAATTAAAGCAGAAGATTATACAGATTATAAATCCTTACCGCTTGTCAGCACGGGATGTGATAGTTATGCATCATGGGACCCTCGTTTTAAACATCTTAGTCCTATGCTCACTACTGATAGTATTGTTGACAGCATTATAGATATACTTCCTCACAAGCGTTGGATGGATGAGCATTTGGTTATCACAGGAGGCGAACCTCTACTAGGATGGCAAAGAGCATATCCTGAATTACTTTCAAATGAGAAAATGAAGGCTCTCAAAGAGATTACATTTGAAACTAATGGTACACAAGAACTAAGTCAGGATCTTTCAATCTTCTTACATCAGTGGAAGATTAACAGAGAGAAAAACGCATTGACATTTAGTGTCAGTCCTAAACTAAGTATCAGTGGTGAAAAGTGGGAAGAAGCTATATGTCCAAGAATCATTTGCAAGTATGAAGACGTTGGATTTGTATATCTTAAATTTGTTGTGGCAACAGAAGATGATGTGCTAGAAGCAGAAAAAGCAGTTACGGTATATCGTGCTGCAGGATTTAGAGGTCCTGTATACTTAATGCCGTGCGGTGGTGTTGAAAGTATGTACAACATGAATGCTAAGAATGTAGCGATTGCGGCAATGAAGCGAGGCTGGCGTTATAGTGATAGACTTCAAGTGCCATTATTTAAGAACGAGTGGGGGACATAATGCCACAAACACAATCATACGATCATTTCTATGAAAGAATGATGGGAACCGAATACAAGTTTGCTTGGTTACCGCAGAGATGTGGTATATCAGGTAAACACCTTTGGTTGAAGAAGGCCTATCGTATGACCAGAATGATTATGGGTCCTGGAGATACAATATTTGAATATCGCTGGCATGACAAAAACGAACATATAATTTGGAAATTAAAACAATGAGAACATACGACAAACGTATTGGCTTTTTGGTAAGTTATCAGACATTGATACCGCATGGTGGTATAGGACAGTTTGCTAAAAGTTTCTGTGAGTTGATGGATAGTTACAATATCAAAGTTGATATCATTACTGACAAAGAACCACAAGATAATGAATTTATAAAATCATTAAAGGCAAATATCATTAGTCCAAAAGAGTCATTACCCTACACAGCACATAGTAACATCTTTATGTACGGTGATACATTCTGCTATGAACGTATGGCTAATTTTCGCAATAGTATTGTGGAAGCATTAGAACATAACTTGTACGATGTATTTGTTTGTAACACATATGAAAGTATTCAAGTAGCCAATTCAATGGGTCTTGAAGACTGCATACAAATCATTGCGTATACTCATTTAGAGAGTCAGATATTCAAAGATACAAAGAATCCTTTTTTAATATCAACTAATGAAATGATGCGTAAGCAATTAGAATTGTACGGTATTACTATTGGCACACAAAGCAAATTCAATCAGTTACAATTTACCAGTGCTTATCATTTACCTATACCTATTACAGAAAAGTCATTATTAGAAGAACATCACAACCCTAGAGAAGGTGTGTTGTTTGTTGGTCGATGGGAAGAAGGAAAAAATCCTGAATTGTTTATTGATTTGATTGAACAAACTAAACTACCAGCTAAAGTTATGACTAGCCCCAACGGCGTTAAGAAGTTTGAAGAACGTCTACAAAAGATTGGTGCTACGTATGATGTTCGTGCTAGTATTGTTGGAAAAGAGAAAGTAGACTTTATTACATCTAGTAGAATTGCATTCAATCCTAGTGTTGTTGAGAGTTATGGTATGGCATTCTATGAACAACATATTCAACTACCAACATTAGTACTTGAAAATCAGCGTTGGACTAATAACTTTAACTCAGACTATTTCTACACTTGTACTAAAAAGACAATGGCTAACCGAGCGCAAGAACTTTACGACTCATTTGAGAAAGCAGAAAAATGGTATAATCTTGATTCACTAGAACATGCAAAGCAACAAGAATCTACAGTGTTTCATAAGTGGAACGAGTGTTTTTCTGATTTTTCACCTAAAAATTCTAATACTAACACAGCTAAAATTTGTAATGAAACGACTACAACACATAAAGATTTCATTAAAAGTCTAGGTCGTAGTATTATTTGTATTGATGATGTTCGTAGTGTGTTAACTAACAAACATAAGTTTCGCGTGATACACACAGACAACGATACATATTTAACCAAAAACCCTAATTTTGAACCAATAGAAGAAACAAGTGAAGGATTATTTCAATGGTAAAGAAAGTTTTAATCACAGGTAGTTCAGGCTATATAGGAAGTCATCTATGTAAGATGCTTGAGAAAGAATATACAATTTACGGATTAGACATTCGTGCTCCTCAAGCTGAAATAGAAAACTTCCTTCAAATTAATATCAATCAGCAATTCAACATTGAAGAAGAATTTGATTGTGTGATCCATTTAGCTGCATTAGTCAATGTAGGAGAGAGTGAGCAAAGACCTATTAGTTATTATATCACCAACTTGAACGGTACAATGAATATAGTTAACAAGATTAAGACAAAAAACTTTATCTTTGCTAGCACAGGCCTTGCTGAGTATTGTTATGATCCTTATGGTACTAGTAAAAAAGCCGCAGAAGATGTAGTTAAGGAATTTTGCACCTTGCATAGACAAACACCATACTCTATCTTTCGTTTCTACAATGTGATTGGCAGTGATGGATTTGATCCAACTAATAAAGATGGATTAATGTACAATCTAATGAAGGCGTGCGAGACCGGTGAGTTTACTGTATTCGGTAATGACTATGATACACGTGATGGATCATGTGTGCGTGATTATGTTCATGTTAATGAAATTTGTGATGCATTGCAACATGCTATTGACAACCCTAGCAATAGTATTGAATGTTTAGGTCATGGTGTAGGTAGAACAGTTACAGAGATAGTAAATATGTTTAAGAAAGTCAATAATGTTGATTTTGAAGTTAAAATAGGGCCGAAAAGAAAAGGTGATTTACCTTCAACCGTGTTAGAAGATGTATCACCCTATATGCAGAATCTTTACTCTTTGGAAGAGTTGCTTAAAGTTTAACTTTAAAGTCCAATCTTAGGTGGATAC